GCAACGTAGGTACAGCGGTCTCGACAACGCACATAAGACAGCTATATTGGAAGAAGGAATGAACTTGCAAAAGGTCAGCATCTCACCACAAGAATCGCAGTTCTTAGAAACGCGTAAGTTTGGAGTAGAAGACATTGCAAGGTTTTTCCGTATCCCATTGGCTTATCTTGGATCATTAGAGAACTCAAGTACGAGAGCCAACATCGAGGAACAAGGTATTCAGTTCCAGCGTAACACGATACTCCCTTGGGTTAAGCGTTGGGAAGCGGAATTCAACCGCAAGCTATTCCCTGGCCAAGAGGACTATTTTATCCGTATCAATATGGATGGGCTTCTTCGCGGTGATATTTCAAGCAGATACTCAAGCTATGCAACGGCAAGACAATGGGGATGGTTGAGCGTTAATGATATACGCAAACACGAAAGCCTTGACCCAATTGATGGAGGAGACATTTACTTGCAACCTATGAATATGGTTGAGGCGGGAACTGATAACGCTGCTGAGTAATGCCTTGGAATGACTACCCACAAGCAGCAGTAAACAATGCACAACGTGCTTTAGACTTCCGTGAGGAGAATGGTACGGATTGTGGTACACCCGTTGGATGGGCAAGAGCAAACCAAATCGCGGGTAAAGAAAACCTCAGCGATGAAACGCTTGTAAGAACTTACAGCTTTTTAAGTAGAGCGAAGACCTACGACCAAGGTAAGTTCACTGATGAGGACGGCAAAGAGATTTGCGGTTCTATTATGTATGCAGCTTGGGGCGGTGATGAGATGCTGCGCTGGGCAAAAAGAACGATAGAAGGAATGGAAGAAAATAAAAACGAGCGCCACATCAAGTCAGTTGTTGAGACTGATGAGGAAATTGTCATCACATTCGGTAAGGGTGAGATGGAAGAGGCTGGCTATAAAGATGAGGAGCGTGCAGCACCCGATGCATTGAGCGTAGGTGATTTTGTACGTTGGGGCACAAGCGGCGGAAGCGCTTACGGTGTTATCATTCAAATCGAAAGAGATGGAGAACTCGAGGCAGATAGCGGCTTTAAAGTCAACGGCACTGCTGATGATCCAGCGGCTCTCATTAGAATATACCGCTACTCCTCGGAAGAGGAAGCCTACATCGAGCGCAAGCCAGCGCTTAATGTCGCACACCGCTTCTCGACTTTAGAGAAGTTTGATGCTGAGGTGCGTAGCCACAAGGCCATCATTGAGAAGCGTGAGTTCCGTATGGAGAACGCTGAGTATGAAGGCAACACCATTAGAGGCTACGCTGCTGTTTACAACAGCGATAGCGAATGGATGGGAGGCTTCTACGAGCAGATTGCTACTGGAGCCTTTGATGAGGTAATGGATAACGATACACGCGCTTACTTTAATCACGATGAGAATTTATTACTTGGTAGAGTGTCCAGCGGAACCCTACGCCTTGGTAGTGATGAGCGAGGACTCTACTACGAAGTTGACCTACCGAATACTTCATACGCAAATGATTTGGTTGAATTGATGAAGAGAGGTGATGTGAACCAAAGTTCATTCGCTTTCTTGATTGACCGCGACCGCTGGGAAGAGCGTGATGGAAAGACTTATAGAATAATAGAAAAAGTATCAAGGCTTCTTGATGTATCGCCAGTTGCGCAACCTGCGTACCCGGACGCAACAAGTGAGCTAATGATGAGAAAAGATACACCCGAATCAGAGGGTGCTGAAGTTGAGGTGAAAGCCGAGGCGGAAGAAATGTCTGATATTGAAATCTTTGAATATAAACTCAAACTTTTAAAACTCGATTAAGATGAAAAACATCGAATTAAGAGGACGTCGTGCGCAGCTCATCAAAGATGCTGATGCAATTGTAGCTGGTGCACACGCTGAAAATCGCTCAATGACGGGCGAAGAAAAAACAAAGTTTGAAGCTATCGAAGCAGATGCTCGTGGCCTCAAGCAAGAAATTGAAATCATCGAGCGTAACGCTGAGATGAAGAAAGAGATCGCTTCAATGGAAGGCGAAGCTCGTGCTGCTGCTCCTAAAGCAAACGCATCTGCTGCATTCTCTAAATACCTACGTCACGGCTTTGGTGCGTTGACTGCTGAAGAGCGCTCAATGGTACAAAAGCGTGGTACTGCGACTCAAGTTGCTGGTACTGACAACTTAGGTGGTTACTTGGTACCTCAAGAGTTCAGCAATGAGCTTGATGTTGCTACTGCCTTCACAGGTGAAGTAGAGCGTTTGGCTAAGAAGTTGAACACTGCTTCAGGTGGTTTGTTGGATTACCCAACAATCAATGATACTGCAACTGATGCCAACCTAATCGGTGAGGCTTCTGCGGTAACGGTACAAGATATGACCTTTGGTAACAAGCAGCTTTCTGCTTACAACTACAGCTCATTAGTAAAAGTATCTCAGCAATTGTTGCAAGACTCTGCTTTCGACTTGAACGCGTTCTTGGTTGAAGCTATGGGTGAGCGTATCGCTCGTGCAACTAATGCTGCCTTCACTACTGGTACTGGTTCTTCTCAACCTCAAGGTTTGGTAACTGGTTCAGCTTTAGGTAATACTGCTGCTGGTGCAACTGCAATCACTGCTGATGACTTATTAGACCTTATCTACAGCGTAGATGCTTCTTATCGCAACAAGCCTGGCTTCGGTCTTATGGCTCACGATAACATCATCGCTGCTGTTCGTGCTTTAGGTTTAGGCGCTGCAAACGACTTCCCAATCTTCATTCCTTCAATGGAAGCTGGGCAGCCTGACCGCATCTTCGGTATTCCAGTTTATGTGAATAACGATATGCAGTCAAGCATCGCAACTGGTACAAAAACAATGATTGCTGCTGACTTCAGCAAGTTTGTTGTTCGTAATGCTGGTGGTGTTCAAATGCTACGCTTAAATGAGCGTTTCGCTGATGAACTCGAAGTAGGCTTTGTAAGCTACAAGAGAAGCGATTCTGCTGTATTGGATAGCCGTGCAGTTAAGCACTTGATCCAAGCATAAGGATGAAAGTAGTCTTTAAAAAGACTATTGTTGGTTCAGGGTTCCGCTTCCGCAAAGGTGCGGAGGTGGAACTTCCCAACGATAGAGCAATGGAATTTTTGAACGCTGGGTACTGCGATGCAGTTGCAGAGCCACCTAAAAAGCGTGCAAAAAAGACCGTGTCAAAACCAAAAAGTAAGGAGAAAAGGTAATGGCTTATTCAGTAGTAACACCAGCGGCAAGCGAGCCGATTACATTAACGGAGGCGAAGAACTTCTTGCGTGTTGATGGTAGTGATGATGATGCACTCATAGGCGCACTCATTTCTGCTGCGCGTGAGATGTGTGAGCAGTATACTCGCCGCATCTTGGTTACTACTACCATTGATGAGTATTTTGATGGCTTCCCGAATTATAAGAATGCGGTAAGCAAAGACATCATCTACCTATCAAGAGGCCCAGTGCAATCAATCACGAGCCTTAAGTATGTTGATGAGATTGGCTCGGAAGAGACGGTTGCATCATCTTACTACGTTTCTGATACTATAAGTGAACCAGCGAGAATAGCTTCTACTGCTGGATGGTTTGCGACTAACGGAATCATCAATCAAGTCATTGCCCGCTATGTAGTAGGCACCGCTGTTGATAGTATCCCCACGCCATTAAAGCAAGGGATGCTTTTAATCATCAGCGACTTATATGATAAGAGAGATGACCGAGTGAGAAAAATGCCAACAGCATCGGAGTACCTGTTTAACCCATTCCGCATCTTTACATTCTAATGATAGACCAAGCTGGACAACTGGATCGTAGAATCACTATTCAAACCTTTAGTGAGACTACGGATAACTTTGGGCAAGAAGTGAAGAGCTTCTCTACCCTTGCTTCAGTATGGGCCAACGTGGTTGAGAAAGTAGGGCGCGAGGGTGAAGATGGTGAGATGATAGCAGCTACTAAAAAGGTGGAGTTTATCATTCGCTACCGCACCGATGTTGATGAGGAGATGCGTATAGTATACAACAACAATACATATAAGATTCAAGCGATACAATCCGCAGATGCCCGCAAGGCATTCCTTAAGATTGTATGCTTATGGTCAGATGCGCAGTAATGGAAAACGTAAAGGTAAGAGTTGAGGGTGTCGCTGAGGTGATGAGAAAGCTCCGCAAACTTGATGATAGACTCAAGAAGAGGATACTCAAGAAAGTAGGGAAGAAATCACTGCCGCCTATGGTTGACTCTTATAAGCGCAACATCACTGATGCAGATGAGGTGTTCAAAGTATATCGAAATGGCAAGATAGCCTATGAGATAAAGCCTGGACAACTGCGCAGAAGTGTTGGTATAAAGACACCCAAGCACCTACAAAAGAAAGATGTAGTAGGTATGAGTGTTGGGCCACGCAGAAGCGGTAGGTATAAAGATGCAGAGAAAGGCGGTTGGTACGCTGGTATGATAAACTTTGGCTGGTTAAGAGTTGGAGGCAATCAAGGAAAGCGATACCAAGGTCAAAACTTAAACTTTGCGCAGAAAGCAATGGCTGCTGCAAAGACAAGGGTAAATGTGAGGTTTGTCCGTGTATTTAGAACGGAAACCACAAGAGAGATAAACAAGCTCAAGTTTGGGCAGAGATTTGGTTTGCGATGATTGGTAAAGTAATAAAGTATAAGTTCGATAACACCAGCAGCTTAAACAACGTTTTCGCTGGCCGTGTTTATCCTTTGGTTGGAGCGCAAACGAGTGCCCGACCTTTTTGCATTTACGATACTACAAGCATCCGCCCTGAAGGATCGAAAGATGCCGACAGCCATATTGATATAGTCAACATTGAGCTGACTTTAATAGGAGATAACTACGGCACGCTGCAAGCTGCCGTTGAAAATATACGCACGACTTTTGTGCGAATGAAGGAAACAATTGAGGGTGTGAATGTTCAATCGTGTGGCTTTGATACTCAAAGTGAGGTATTCAATGTTGATGAGGAGACTTTTGCGGTATCAGTTGATTTAGTGTTTAGAATAGTCAAATCATAAAATTAAAAAAAGATGGCAGCAAGTACATCAGTAATGAATAGCACCGATGTTGTAATAAAAGTCGGTAGTGAAATTGTCGGTAAAATGACAAGCGCTTCTTTAAGCGTTACAATGGCAACTCGTGATATTTCCACGAAAGACAGCGCAGGCTGGATGGAAGTATTAGAAGGCCAAAAATCTTGGACTCTATCCGGCGAAGGCTTGGTAGTGTACGATAATAGCGGAAAGGCAACGCCTGACGATATTTACACATATTTAAGCACCCGCGCTGCGGTAGCTATTGAGTTCGGTTCAGAAACAACTGACGAGAAATACTACAGCGGTAGTGGTTTCTTTACTGAGTTCTCAACCGATGCTGGAGTAGAAGATAACGCAACGTTCTCTTTCTCATTCCAAGGAACTGGCACCTTGACTCAAGGTACTCAATCATAATATCAGTAGGGGGGCTTAGGCCTCCCTATTTTAACATCACACACAACAATGGAAACAAACTTGATAAAAGTAGGCGAAAAGACATACCCTGTAAAGTACGGGTTCAATGCATTAAGATTGTTTTGCAATGCCAGCGGCATTGGATTGCAAGAGCTTGAAAAGATAGGAGAAAACATAAGTATAGACCACGCCATCAATTTGGTATGGGCGGGAATGAAAGACGGTGCACGAGCAGAGAAGCAAGCCTTCGATCTTGACACTGATGACATTGCCGACTTGCTTGATGAGGATATGAGTATCATTCAGCAGTGTATGGAATTGTTTGTTGCCTCCTTTGTGAAGCCAGGAGCTGAAGAAAAAAAGTAAACGCCCAAGCCTCGGAATCCCTTGATTGGGATGCACTGGAAGCGGTAGGTTTGGGTGAGATGGGAATGAGTGTTGAGGAGTTCTACAATATGACTCCGCGACAATTCCAAAACAAAAGAGAGGGCTTCCAAAACCGCATTCAGTATGAGACTGAATTGGTATGGGAAACCACGAGGTGGCAAGCAGCGGTAAACATTGCACCACATACGAAGAAAAGATTAGGCCCTAAAGACTTGGCTGTTTTCCCTTGGGATAGCAAGAAGCGAGTACATAAGGCTGCAACATACGAAGAGGTGCAAGAGGCAATTAAAAAGGTGTTTGGTAAATGAGCCGTACGGATATAGATTTTAAGATTGGCGCGGACTTAAAGCAGTTCCGCGGTGCAATGGGCAACATCGACCACAGCTTAAAAAAGTTGAGCGGTGGTTTTGGTGCTTTAGGTGGAGTGATTGGCGCTTCCTTTGCGATTGATATTATACAGCAGTTTGCTGCTGAATCTATAGAGCTTGCATCTAAGATGGAAGGCGTTGAGGCGGCTTTTAATCGACTCAATAACCCTAACCTACTTGATAACCTTAGAAAAGCCACAGCGGGCACCGTTGATGACCTAACCTTGATGCAGACGGCTGTAAAGGCCGAAAACTTCCGCATCCCTATGGATGTGCTTGCAAAGGGTTTGGACTTCGCACAGCGCAGAGCACAAGCTACGGGTGAGAGCGTTGACTATATGGTTGAATCGTTTGTCACTGGTTTAGGGCGGCAATCGATTAAGATTCTTGATAACCTTGGTATTTCTGCCGCTGAACTTAGAGAGCGGATGGCAGAGGGCGCTACAATGGCTGAGGCTGTTGGTGCAATAATGGATGAGGAGTTCAAGAAGGTTGGTGAGCGTGTTACTACCACATCAATGAAGGTAGACCAGCAGCGTGCTTCAATCACCAACCTAAAGACTGAAGTAGGTGAGAAGCTCCTACCTGTATACTCTGCTTTCCTTGATAATACAATCAAAGGGCTTGATACAATCAACTTTATTCTTGATGACCAGGAGAAAGGCTACAAGCGATTATTCACTGCTGTACAATCTTACTTTAATATCACAAAGTTTGGTTTAGATTTAGTGACCAACCCTACCAAGGCACTTCTCTCTTTGCTTGGAGAAACTGAAGAAGAGGTTAAAGAGATGAACGCTGAGTTCACCAATGGCCTCCCAAAAATTGAGGACTGGAAGAACAAGGTGCAGCAATGGGTTCCCTTACAAAAAGACCTTAATAAAGCCA